TATTTTCATTATTTTCATTATTTTCATTATCGTCTTCTGTTTTTTCAAATATAATATTATCTATATTTAAATTTTCATCTTCTTTTTTTATTTTTTTTGGTGTTTTAGATTGTTTAGTTTTTTTATCCATTTTTATAATTTATAAAGATATGTATTAATATGATTAGTATTTTAATAATTTAAAATTACAATTATATATTAAATTATTTTAGATATATTATAATATTAATTTTTTTTTAAGTTATTTAATTAAAATTTAAAACATAATTATTAATAAATATAAAAATTGAAAAATATTTTATTATATTAATTATAGTTAATTATAATAATGTTAAAATCAAAAATTATAGTAAAATATAAAGGTAAACATGTAGACAAAACTAAAAATGTAGACACAACTAAAAATGTAATTAAACAAACAAAAGGCTTAAAAAGAACAAAATTAGAGAAATATTATACAAATAATACTATTGTCGATACTTGTATAAATTTAGTAAAATCTAATCTATTTTTAACAAATAAAAAAGATAAAATAATAAATAATAAAACTAATAAAAATAATAATATCAAAATAAATAATACCAACAATAAAACTAATAATCAATTAATTATTGAACCAAGTGCTGGTAATGGTTCATTTATTAATTCTATAAAATCTTTATCCAATAATTATCTATTTTATGATTTAGAACCAGAACATTCAGAAATAATTAAACAAAATTTTTTAGAATTAGATACAGTCCAATTTAAAAATAAATATGATAAAATACATATGATAGGTAATCCACCTTTTGGAAGACAATCTTCATTAGCAATTAAATTTATAAAAAAAGCGTGTCAATTTGTAGATACGATTTCATTTATATTACCTAAAAGTTTTAAAAAAGATAGTTTAAAAAAACATTTTAATAATTATTTTCATTTAATAAATGAAATAGATTTACCTAAAAATGCATTTTATATAAATAATGATGAACAATGTGACGTGCCTTGTGTTTTTCAAATATGGGAAAAAAAAAGTATTTTAAGAGACATAAAAGAAAAAATTAAACCTAATAAATTTATATTTATTAAAAAAACAGATAAACCTGATATATCATTTAGAAGAGTTGGTGTAAATGCTGGCAATATAAATACAAATATAACAGATAAAAGTATTCAATCACATTATTTTATAAAATTTACAAATAATAAAAAAATAGAAGATAATTTAATTTTATTAAAAAAATTAAAATTTACTCACGAAAATACAGTTGGACCACGTAGTATTTCTAAACAAGAATTAATTGAAAAATTTAATCAATTAATTAATTAATTAATCATATAATATATTTGTAATTATTTTATTTATTTTTTATGTCTTATTCTATATCCTGATTTTAGTTCTTCGGTAATAAATCCATCTTTAAAATTTCCATTATTACTTTGTGATATAATTTTATTAGAATATTCTTTTATAAAATCTTTACACTTAAAAGAACATTGTATTCGACTTTGCGAAGAATCACATTTTATAGTAATAAGTATAAATTTAGATAAATGTTTAAAACTGTCACGTATATCATACATTTTTTTACGTTCTTCTTTAGTGGGTCTTCTATTTGATGGTATTGTTTTTACATATTTATCTAATTCTTCTATTTTATTTTTTGATAGTTCATTAAATAATAAATTTAAAGAATTTGTTAAATCAAGTTCAATAATATTATTTATTTTTTTAGTATTTTTATTAATTTGTTTATAATTTATAAGTGTCATATAAAATTTAATATCAGTATTATTATTATTATTTAGTCTATTATATAATCTCAATGGATTTCCCATATCAATACAATTTGGTGATTTAGACGTTTTAATAGATATATCAGCATTATTTAGATGATTTAAATGATAAGGTATATCAATACCATTAGTATAAGAAATAGATGCTAACTCGTCATCAGTAAGTTTATATATATTTTTTGATATATCATCTTGCCAAATTAAACCATGCTTTTGACTTTCATTTCTTTTATTATTATTTTGTTTATTATTATTATTTTGTTTATTATTATTATTATTATTATTATTATTATTATTATTATTATTATTATTATTATTATTATTATTATTATTATTTTTATTTTTATTTTTATTTTCTTTATTACTATAATTTTCAATATTATTAGGATGATATTTTTTATTATTTTTATTATGACCTTCTTTTTTACATATAGAACAAACCATTATTATATTTTATATATTTAAAAATATATAATTTTTTATATATTATGAAATATAATAATTAATATAAATCAATTTTTACATTTCAAATCATAAAATTAATAATTAATATTAACTCTATTTATATCATAACACATTAAAGGAATACCTATTTTTTCAGATATATCTCTAATATATTGTCTAATAAAAAAGCCACTACTTACATATAATTGTAATGTAATGTAATGTAATGGTTCTTTAACTTCTTTGCTTAAATCATTCCATTGTTTTATAATTTCATTTTGCCTATAATCTTTTGTTTTATCTACTTTATCTATTGTATTTATACATTCATTTTTCCACATATTAAACTCTAATTCTCCTGAATTAATTATAGTAGAATGATACAATTTAACACTATGATAATGATTATCAAAATTATTTTTGCTTCTAGATAATAATGTTTTTGTAGAATAATAATGATATTTTTGATTTACTGTTAGTTCATTGTCTATTTCAAATATAGATTTATAATTAGATAAAATATAATGTGATGTATTTTGATTAGATGTTGTATTTTGTTTATATGTATTTAAGGTATTTTGTGTTAGTAATCCAAGAGCATCATCTGTATCTGTTGCTAGACCAATAATAACTTTAACCTCATATGTTTTACTTAAACAAGTATATAAATTCATTAATTTACAATCTTCTCCAAACAATATAGGTATTAAACCACGTGCCATTGGGTCTAATCGTGCTGTATAACATATTTTTTTATCTGGGAACTCTTTTTTTACAGTATTTATAAATTCTAGTGGTGTTATTCCTGGTTCTTTATAATATTCAATCATTTTATGATTTAATAGGATTTTATAAATTATTTATATTAATTTTAATTGAGTGATAATTATTTATTTTATTTTATAATTAATTATAATTATTAGTTTTTTTAAGTTTTTTTTATTATATGTATAAAAAATTGAATTTAAATAATATATTATTATAATAATATAATTCAAAGGTTTCTATTGATTGTTGAAAGATAAAGTTAATATTTACAAAAATGTCTTCTTCTGCTTTGTTGCGAACTGGTAAGTTGGGTTGTGTAGATCGTGCTAAGCACGCCGCACAATTGACAGGTGCTCCCCCAGTTTCTAATCGGTATGAAAAAGGCACTCAAGGGGCATTTGTCATCTTACACTAGACACGCTGAAGTTGGAGCGTTGGTAAATTGGGTATATTTACTTCGCCGTAGAGGTTATAAGGATGCTGATATTCGTAGAAAGTTAGGAAAGGAATGTCTTGTTGTTGTTAGAATTAATAATGATAAGAGTTCTTCAATACCTTTTAAGAATTCAGCCCCTTGTAGTGAATGTATCGCAAAATTACGAGAATATAATATTCAAAAGATAATGTATTCTCTTGATGATGGAACATTTCATTTTGAAAGAGTGCGAGATTTAGGTGAAGGGCGTTTATCTAGTGGTGCTAGAGCATTATTACGTTCAACACAATAATCATTTTTTGAATATTAATTTTTTTTTAGTTTATATCTATTTTTTTATTTTTTATTTTTTTATTTTTTATTTTTTTATTTTTTATTTTTTTATTTTTTATTTTTTTATTTTTTATTTTTTATTTTTTTATTTTTTATTTTTTTATTTTATATTTTTTTAATGTTTTTTATGTTTTTTATTTTTTATATTACAATAGTATAGTATTATCGTATTACAATAGTTTATACTTATATAAAATGAAATATACAAAGAAAAAACATTATATTAAAAAACAAACTTATACTAATAAACAAACTTATAGTAATAAACATATACTAAAAATATTAACTTTAGTAAAAGATTATTATAAAGAAAAAAATGATAAAATACGAGTAAATAGTTATGAAAAAGCACTATATCAAATTAGCAAATGGAATAAACCTATTAAAAAAGGTAGTGAAATAGCACATTTAGATGGTATTGGTAAAGGAATGATAGAAAAAATAGATACTATTCTTAGTTCTGGAACATTACCTATTCTAGATGATATTCATTTAAATACTAAAATAAATAAGGAAGTAAATACTATATTAAATAATACTGTATTAAATAATAAAAATTTAATGACTAATAAAAGTTTAATGACTAATAAAAGTTTAATGACTAATAAAACTTTAAAAAATACTCAATTAAAAACTATTTTAGGATTTGGAAATGCTTTTGTAAATGAACTTATAAATAAACATAACGCTAGAACTATTCAAGATGTTAAAAAATTAGTTCATACTAATAAAATTAAATTAACACATATACAAGAATTAGGGTTAAAGTATTATAAAGATTTACAATCATTCATACCTAGAGATGAAATTACATATTTAACTAATCAATTAAAAGAAATAATTAATAATACTAATTATACAATGTTAGTATCAGGAAGTTATCCTTCAAATACAAAAAAAAAATCTAAAGACATAGATATATTAGTAGTAAAACATAGTAATAATAAAGAACAAACTAATATTCATTCTGGAGACTTATATAAAATTATAAATAAAATAAAAAATAAAAGTGAAGATATAAATAAAGATGAGAAAATAAATAAAGATGAAGATATAAATGAAGAAAATAATTTAGAAAATATATCATTAGGAGATAGAAAATTTATGGGTTTAATTAAAAGCCCACTAAGTAATAAAATGAGACATCTAGATATGAGATTAGTTACAATAGAAGAATTACCTTATACGTGGCTTTATTATAGTAGTGGGAGAATGTTTAATAAAATTATTAGACAAAAATTAAAAAAAAAAGGATATAAATTAAATGAATATGGATTATATAAAGATAATGAAAAAGTAAAAGTAAATATTGATGAAAAAATAAATAGTGATGATAAAAAAGTATCTATTAGTATAGATAATACTACAAATAAAAAAGAAAGTAAATTATTAAATTATATTAAAAAAATAGAGCAAGAAATATTTAAAATTGCTTCTATGGATTATAAATCAGTTCAAGAAAGATATTAGATATTAGAAGTAAATGTCATTAAATTTCAAATAATCAGCAATGTCTTTACGTTCAAGTAATTTATAACCTTTTCTATCTTCAATATTTTTTATATTTTTCTTTATATGAGTAGCATCTTCAATACAATAATCTAATAATTTTCTAAAAATTTCAAATGCTTCAAATTGTAATGCTTCTTTAATTGTAAATTCGTGAAGTTTAGACTTGTAATTATCTACAAATCCATTAATATAAATCATCATATGATATTTATACTCACGGTCTGAATTATTAAATATAAATTGTCTGAATGCTTTAATATCAGTCCAATAATTAATAAATGTTTCAAATGTAATATCATTAAATACAAATGATAGTAGTGGTTTATTTTTTTTAGCATCATCATCATTCATATAAATATATTGAATATTAGTATAAGATAATCTAGCCCATAATTTTATAATACACATTAAAAATTCTAAAGCAAATGTATGTTTATACATTTGTGTTAAAAAATTAAATGATTTTTTAGAAATTGGACACACATCTTCTACAACCTTTAAATCTGTAATACAGTTAGAATCATCTCTATAATTTAACCATCTCACTGAATTAATTATTTCATGTGGTGTTAATTTTTCTCGATTATCTATTGTAATAATTGGATTTGCAATTATTGCTCTATCTTTATGAGCACAATCGGGTCTCGTCATATGAATATTAGAGTTTCCGTTAGAAACTAAAGCATAAAACTCAATTAATGTATTAGAAGAACAATCAATAATATTAAATAAATTAGGTATTTTTAAAACACCACTAAAATTATTTATAAGTTCAATAATATATTTAATGTTGTCTTGATTCACATTATCGGATACTTGTATAATTTTAAGAGATGATTTCAAAGTTGTAAAAGTATCAGTTTGATGATGAATAATAGTTTCATTATGATTAATAGTTTCACTTGAAATAGGTTTTCCATTTGGTTGTTCAATCTTAAAGCCTTCTAGTTCTGATGATGCTTTATATTGTGGGTCAAATAAAATAACCACATTATGAATATAAATATCTTTACCTGAAAACTGTGGTAATAAACTAATAAATTCAGGGCTAAATTTTGCTTCTGGATTATTAAATAATGTTTGAAGTAATTGTGTATATTCATGATTATGACTATAAGGGGTGTCCGGAGAACAATGAACCGTTGTTGGAGTTTTTGATCCAATATATAAATGTATAATTGAAATAATATACAATTTTTTAGGGTCAGGATATAATCCTATACACTCTTGTGTGTTTGTTTTTAAATGTGTTATAGCGTCTCTAATTGTATTAAACATCATTTTACTTTATAAAAGTAAATTCAAATGTGAGTTTTATTTATTCAAATGTATTTTATATTTATACAATGTGTGGCTTTCTGGCTAGTGTATGAATATTTTATATTATTTATTAGTATAAAATCAATTTTAATTTACTTTTTATCATTTTTACTTTATATAATTTTAATTTTTTATTTTTTATTAATAAAAAAAATTACTATTATTACTATTATTACTATTATTACTATTATTACTATTATTACTATTATTACTATTATTACTATTATTACTATTATTACTATTATTACTATTATTACTATTATT